TTAATTTGAGCTTAGATTCATCTCAATAGCAGGTATTTTGCGGAGTTGTTCATATGTAATCTCCTTAGTTCTTACTTTAGGACATATTTCTATAACTGCCTTAGCAATGGCTTTTGTTGCAGGGTAATAAATTTTATCATTGGTTTCAATAATTTCATTAACACTCGATGTCAGAACAACGTCTTTGGATCCCGAATTAAGAATGGCAATAAACCATTCATCACGGTAATTAGCGTCAATGATTCCTGATAGGACTGATAAGGAACAACTCGAGGCATTATTATTTTCTTTCAATACAAGTCTATACTTATTTAATAAAGAAGATGCGATTCCTGTAGGCAAAAATACGACTTCGTTCGGCTGAATGCTTACAGGATCTTCAACTGATTTTCCTTTTGGATTCAACACTGCATTTTTAATATCTACATAAATATCATAGCTCGCATCGGCATTCATGGAACTGGGCAAGACTGCCGTTTCTCTTACCTTGGCAAACAATACTGTATCACATGGCTTCTTATTACGAGTTGTCCGCTTATCCTTATCAACATCCCATACGTTTACGCACATTGTTTTGTATTCATTGTTTATTTTTTCTTCAATCACTAGCTCATATTTCTTTGCAGAAGGATTAATATTAAGTTCTTTCACAACCCCGAATCTTTTTTCTTTTTTCATCCACACAGTCTCACCAATTTTGTAATAGCGCTTTTTATCATACTCCACAATATTCACCTCTGTACTTTTTATAGTTTTTGATGATTAATAATCACTTCTTCTTTGATTATACGGAGAGAAGCGTCGTTCTTCTTGTCCATCTATCATTACTGAACCCAAAAATAACTCTTTAGGTTGTACCCAATGTCTGCCTTGAGCATCAACATAAAGGGCAAGTGATTCATTCGAATCCACATGAAAGGCGCCTTTATAAAGAAATACATTTACATGTTTCCCTGATTCAGTATGTATGGCCTCAAAGTATTTTTCCGCTTGCTTGTGGCTAATACCCGATTTCACAATGCCGAGCAAATAACATTCATAACCTTCATAATGTCGATAAAACATAACATAGCCCTCCCTTTTCCTAATAAGTGTTTATGCCTTTGCTGAAGACGTAACATACTCATTCATTCGTCGTTTAATAATTCGTGCATGTACATCATTAAAAATGACCGCAATTAGAACCTTTACGTTGTGATCATCATCCTTCAAGAATAAGTTAAAACTATTTATACCTTCTTCCAATTCATATTTGATCATGTTCGTCACCTCCATCCTTCAAATTACACATAGATAATAAAGTACTTTATTTTGTTTTTGATTGTAAATAGATTATATTCCCTACTAGATTTTCCGTCAATAGCTTTTTGTATCGGTTTTGATCCGATACATTTACGTCGTATTTTTATCCATCATCGATTTGCCTCTCATTTAATTTTTTTTAGTCTTATATAATCGCTCTTTTCATTTGATCTTTATAATCCTTATTTATATGTAATTGCTCAATTATAGTCACAATCTCTTTTACATTAAAGTCATTTCTATATGTAACAACTGCATCGTACAGTTGTTTTAAATTTATTTTCTGGTTATCAATCCAGTGAAGAACCTGTTCTATTTCCTTATTATTTTCTATATTAGCAAATAATCTGTTTATCAATGTAATTTTTTCTATTTTTAACTTACATTCTTTATATAGTTTTTCAAATTCGTGATATTCTTTATAGGATAATTTTTCTTTTATATATATAATGAATTTATGAACAATCATTGGTTTTGTCATATCACTACCGGATAGGAATATAAAATTATAAAATTGCTGTAATGTTGCTTCATCGACAATGACTAACTTTAGGTCGTCTAACATTTTTCCTTTAAATCCCATACCGAATTCTAACTCACGCAAAATATTGCTGTCATAGTTATCCACTATTTCTCCCCCATTACAATGATGTTTACAGTAAAATAAGAACATATGTTTGTATTTTTATATTCCAATTATATCCCATTCAATACTTACCGTCAAATTTTTGTAGGAAATTATAGCTTCTCATTTAGCAGGTTTTTCATCTATGTTTAAGAAATAGACGCACTAAAAAACGCAATGGGATAACTTACTCCATTGCGTTCTTTATCTCGTCTATTTCGTGAGGATATAACGACCTAATCATTTCTATATTCAAAAAATCTCGAAGAGACCATTTATACTTCATATTATAAAAATCGCATATTTCTTCGAGCTGCTTCCTTTCCAGTCTTCCATCTCTTTTTAAAACTTGTAATGCCAAGTATATCATACCACTCCGTACAATATTTTTAGTAGTAAGAGCCTCGCTGTATTCCTCTAATCCATCTACTTTTCTAATCGTTTCCAGTCTATTGTAAATCGTATAGAACTTGACTTTATCCCGATTCTCATCATTATTATTTATTGCACCTTTTAGTATATAGGTTGAGCTCGGTAGTGGGATAGAGTCTCTGACTTTACTTGAAAAATCAATTCCCCCATTCGATTTATAATATAACTGCTCCTGATTCGTCAGTATCGCCATTCTAAAAATAAATGGATCAATTGGAGAAATGATTCGAGCTATATTCCCCTTCTCATCTCTTATATAAATTTTATTCTTATCAAAGTCAAAGTCTGAAATTTGTAAATTTGTTAATTCCTTAACCTGGGTGCCTTGAATACCGTTCCATAATGCTTCAATGATAAAACTATCTTGTTTATTCACTAAGGAATGGATAATTGCCTGTTTTTCATCATAACTTATATATTGTTTATACTCTTTTACGAAGGAATAAAAATATTCTTGTCTTCGTTTTAATGGATTCGTAAAATTTCTTGAGTAACTATGATCCATCGCCCATTGTATGTAGGAAGATAGAACATTACAATACGTCCGAGCACTCTCTTTTGTTTTTGGTTTAAGCATATTTGCGATAAAATTTTCAATTTCATCATCACGAAAATCATATATATCCCGTTGGAGCTCTATTTCTGTATCCACTGCTTTTTTAAATAATCTTGAGTAAACTTCTCTTGTATCTAAATTATCGAATTGCTCAAGATATTTCATTTTAATTTCTGCGTTATAAAAATCCATCTCTAACCTCCTTTATACATTTTATGCAATGGACTTTAACTAAATAAAGTACTACCTATTTTTATTATATATGACACTTCAATAAAAAGAAAGGGTACTGAGCACCACCCCAATACCCTCCCATGTCAACTTTTTTCTACACTAAATATCAAACGAAATCTATCTCTCACATTCTAATCCATTTCTACATTTTGTCAATAATCATATGCGAAGTGACCTGTCCAATTGTACGATTGCTTCCTCTACTTCCAAATTAGATTGAACAATAGATATAAATCGTTCTAAAGCTACTGACATTTCCGTAATTCTCTTCAGTACGTTTTCCTTTTTAGGTGCCCCTGCTTGACACGACTTCCCATATTCACTCTCTACGCGATAACATGTAACCAAAAAACTCCGAATAAACTCACCGTATAACTCCGGCTGCAATAGCTGATTCATTGCTACCTCTGCACACCAAAAAATAATCGGTATGTGAGTCTTTTTCAGTGCTTTTTTTCTTTCATTTGAATCGAACGAAGCAAAAGCATCCGTAAGATACATTGAGATTTTCTGTATTTTCTCAACAATGTTTTGATCCAAAACCTTCTCTGTTTTCTTTAAGTCAAGAACATATTCTTCTATATTTTTTGCACCAAAGCCCTTTATTTTATCTATCCCATCTTCAAACAACATCAGGATTTGAAGTATCATTTCTTGATCTACAAACCGTACTCTGGCACGTTTGGATAAGCCTACATCTTCTTTGAAGAAGTGTAGGTTTGACATATCATTAATAGACTTGATTAAATCGCTATGCTTCGCTCTTGTTAACTCTATTCTGGACAGTGGTGTGCCGCTATTTTGCTTTACGAACATCTTATCGCGTTCTTCATCCGTCATATTTTCTATTTTGACGATAGTGATGGATTCATCTAATATTTCATCTTGCATCTCTTGAGGCAGATCTTTGAATTTACATCCTGCAATTTGATGGCCATATACATCCTCTGTATTTTTATGCAATTTCCATGCGCCGTCAATAAAACTCATTATCGTTGTTATCCGTTGTTTCCCATCCAAAAACCACTTTTTCCCGTCATCTGAATCCTGAATAAGCACGGGTGGAATATAATACCCATAAATCAACGAATGGATTAAGTCGCTCCGCTGATGATCATTCCAGGTTGCATTCCTTTGGATTGCCAGATCAAACCGAAGAACAATCTCATCCTGTTGATTCTGACTGATCCATGTCCGATCTCTTCTCCATTCTTTATAGAGACTTCTGATCGTATAATTCCTTGTAGATTTTTCGATTCGCGTTTTTCTATAAAACCGCTCTGTATTCTGATAAGGTTGTTTACCTAGTTCATTATTGTTGGTATCAGCTTGATTCATAACCTAACTATACTCCTTTTTTTCAGAGTTAGACATGTTCAAAGTAATAAGAGGCATAATGACCATGCAATATAGAGTATAAATCTACTGTATTGCTTAGTACTCATCACATTTTTCTAGAGCAACATTATATCATCATAAACCTCATTCATGTATTACTTCTTATTTAGAATCAACAGATATCAACTTCATATTGAATATTGATGCTTATTTATTTCTTTTGGTCACATACAACTCACCGGACAACTGGATGGTAAGGCTCACAATTTCAGCTACAATTTTGGAATTTGTTCTTTCTTTGAAAAATGGCGGGAGCCGATTATATATCGTGCATACAATCTCTGGCTCCTTATTTTGAATTGTTTTAACAATTGATATGATAATGAATTCGATGATTCTATTGTATAGCTTATTTGGTTTTATAAGAATGATTGTAATAAACGCAATTGTGAGTAAGAATGCAACTATAATATACTCCATTTTATCACCCTCTTTATACTATTATTTGATTTTGCGATATTCCATAATCATATACGCCCATACAGGGAGACTTTCTTCCACACGAGCTTTCCAATAGTCAGGACTAGAAAGAATTCCTTCCTTTGCTAGTCGGTCAATAGCTTTATGTGCTTCTGCTACTGCAAGTTTGTCCAATTTCTTCACACCTTTCGATTCTTCATCTGATTTATTCATTTGAGTGCATGACTTCAGTTCATTTTGAACATCTTGAATGAAATGTTCTTTACTAATTCCCATGAGCTTTAAAGCATTTTTAAAAGGATCCACTTTGCGTTCTGGATCCAGTTCATCATGTCCTGCTATATGTTTACTAGGATCGAGTTTGAATGTATGGCACAAATAGGCGTGATACCATACATACCGTTTGTAAGCTTCTAGATTATTAACGGCGCCTCGCTTATGCGAATAGCATAATTCAACTCCTATCGCAATATCGTTCGCGTCACCCCCGTATAATTCGTTGTCCTTCTTTACGTTATATCTTACATGCCAAGCTTTTTCAGGCTTAGCCGTTGTAGCTGGAATACATTCGATAATTTGTTTATCGTCGATGAATGTATGGGCCGATGCGGACATTTCATTATGTGAGTTTTCATAATATCTTACATTGGCTGAAGCAGAACTGCCATCATTTCCGGTATCATGGCTTACGATAAATCCAACATAGGGCATCGATAATCCTGGCCGTCTTTGTGTCTTAGGTGTAATGTATTGCTTAACAATTTCGTATTTCATTTTGAACATCATTCTTTCCCCCAATACTATCTACTTCTTATGGCAAGTTTTCTGTCTCCGTTTCAGAGAAGCTACTTTTTGATTTTTTTTTGCCGGGCGCGAACGCAAACGATTCCACACATTTAATGCCTGTAAACGCCCCCAGCTCATAAGCGAGCAGCATCAGCATATTGTCCGATATGTCCCCGATTTGCCACGCTTGGTACAAAGCCATACTTAGTGTGCAAAAAAATCCGATAATAAGTGCTGAAACTTTGGTTTCATCCAACGATAATCCATCTTTAATCCATTTCATGTTGACCACCTCGAAAGGATTGTAGCTCTACACGCAAATCATCGACTTTTACTTGCAGTCTTTTATTTTCTAAAGTCAGTTCGAGATTTGTTTTGTGAAGCTGAGCGACTTCCTCGCTAAGTACTCGAATCTCTTCCCTTGCTTCCTCCAGATCGGTTTTATAGCTATTTATAATCTCTTTCAGCTCTAATCTAAATGCTTTCTCATCTTCGCTTAGTGCCTTTCGGTCGCTAATCGTAACATCCTTGCGATTGGTACTCCTTGTTGCAACGAATGTAAATATAGCTGTTACTAATGCTGTAATAACCGGAATCAGTATTTGCAATGCCTCCACACATAACCACCCTCTTGCTTAATGCATCGTTTATCTTTCTAATTTATAAAGTGATAAGGACCCTAGAAATTCATCAAGAGAACATAAAAAAGAGGAGGTTCGAAACCTCCTCTTTATCGTTTTAAGTTACTACTTCTTCATTTTAGATAATGAAATAATAGGCCCCACCTGTTTGAGATCTAATGCCAAACCTTGCATGCAAATCATTAACATCCCTTTGACGACAAGTAGTCTGAGACACAAGATCTTCGTCCGCTTGATATCTTCTAAATAGGTACCCGAACAGCTCTGGTCTGCTGCTCGTCATCTCAGCCTCAACTTCATGGATTGCTTTGATATCGATTGTGGCATCTATATCCTTGTACACATTTACTGTAAGGACTGAATCGATTATGGAATGACCTCTAACATCAATGCTGGAATTAAGATTAGTCACGATTTGAGCTAATACGGTTGCAACCAATTCAGGGCTGCTTGAAGCTATGCTTGTCTCGATATCCTCATGCTCATAAACTTCCATATAACTCTCTAAATCACTATCGCCCTTAATATAGATAAGCATCTCTGAATGAAGCTCTGGTCTGTTGCTCCACATTACGGAAGATTTATCGTCATATTGTTCCGGCGTCGGTACACTTATAAATGCTGAAACATCATCATTCACTAAAGGTTTTGCCTGAATGATTCCTTCAAATGAGTCGTTGTAGCTAAACACTTCCATTACTGAACCAAGTTCAGGTTTGTTGGACTCCATTTGCGATTCTATATTTGCCCGTGGATCATCCTCAACAAAGGCTCTGGTCTGTAATGTCGCTTGGAGAAATGCATTTTTATCGACAATCATTTCAGATTGGAGCTCAGGTCTAGTCGCATCTATTTGAGTCTTTACGTCAGAAGATTGCAGTAACGATCTTACCGTTAAGCTTGCATCTCGATAGCTTTTAGCCGTCTTATATACAAACATAGAAGAATGGAGCTCCGGTCTTGATACATAGATATCAGCGTCATAGTCCATAAGCATCGGTACATCCGCCCGGTGTACATATAGGGAAGAATCCATCCAACTAAAACCGATATTGCTATTAACGTTGATCCTAGCATCCAGGTCGGCAAAACCACGTCCAATGACAAACATCTCAGCATCAAGCAAGTATCTAGTTGCCGTATAAGATTTAGATAAATCAATATATTGGACAAATAGTTTCGGCTGCTTATACCCTAACTCCCTAGTGAAAAATGTTACATACGAGTTTGCTTGCGATCTGATGCCTATACCATAATTCGGTTGTTCGTCGCGATACCATTTTAGTACAATATCAGTCATGTCTACTTCGATGTATCGCTCTTGTTTATTGTAAAGGAACTTGTTTGTTATCAGACCCAGGGGCATTGGAGCATTTGCTGCTGTGATACCGATTTCATTCCAGAACTCTTTATTTGTCGTAAATTCGAGATCCATGCCTTCCACTTTATCATCAGCACAATATAATCTTAACGTAGCCTTTTCAATTAGTTTTTCTTTACCTAAAGCATGCAAATCAAATTCAATAAAGGATTCGAAGTTTTCAATATTTGCATAGTCCCTCGTATCCCTACCAACAAACATTTGTTTTTCAGTGCCCCAGTTCTGCGACTGATACCTTACACTATCTCTCGTAAAAGCATCTTTTACAGGTGCTATCTCTTGAATAATTCTAGGCGCCTCAAACAGTTCATAATCTCCATACATTCGATTGTTGGGCGCTACTTCGATGACACTTTCCACGAAACTTCCGGCAATCGCCTCAATTGTGGATTCCTTATCACTGATCCCCTTATACATGATCATCGCAAATGAATCTAACTCTGACTTGTTTTGTACGCGGACTATGAGAGAAGAGTTCAAATCACTATAGGCTTTCTTATATACAAACATATAGGAATCTATATCTGAGCTCTTGCCTGTATACAGTACATATTTGCCGGCCATTGTATTGATTGGTTCATCGTAATGTCTAACATACATGCTTGATTCTACATCATCATGCGCATAACCTACCCAAAGGTTCGCATTAAAATCATAAACTTCCTCCTGCACCTACCATCACTCCATTGTATTGGACTAGATTTTTTGAGCCCGCGCTCTAATTTCAAATTTTCCGCTCGGAACCGAATTAGCTGTCAGCTCAGTGGCCAATCTGGCAAAGAACTCCACGGATTGATTGTAGTCTAGTATTGTATTCCAATTCAGCACTTCTTCTGGCGTGAATGGGAATTGCTCCTTCGATAATTCGATTCTAACTCCGTTAGGTAAATCAGCATTAATTCCCTTCACCTCAATATTCGTAACCTTGTGGCCATACATGTTCGTTAGTGTAATCTTATTTTCATAAGAGATCTGTCCTGCAACGAGCGTGCCCGCATTCCAGTATTTCAGGATTTCTCCGATATCTGTTGTGTAGTACTTTCCTAAGTTGTCGCTAAACATCAATCCTGCATAGGTTCCGATAAAGTGAGTCGTCCATGAGTCTACACTGCCCCAATAATCCTTAAACTCTACAATAAGCGTGTTCTTTTCACCAATTTTGACTTCCGTGTTTTTAATATTCAGGGCAATTCCCTCTGGAGAACCATGTAGATTCGTAAACTCGCCTGAGAGCGGATAATAGGGTTTATCATTGAGGAATACACGATATTGAACAAGTCCCAAATCGTAGTCACTCAATGTGCCTGATAGCTTGTTTCCGATAAATGAAAGGTTAATGGTTGAAGTTGTATTTAAGATATACAGGGCTAAGTCGCTAACACGCGCACCTTTCATGTAAGTGTTTATGCTGGCTTTAATGCTATCTATATCCACAGATCCTTTTTCGTTAAGCTTAGTATCGAACATGAACCCAATTTTAATAAACCCATAAATAGCCTTAGCTTTGAAATCCTCAGTTCTTAGAGATTCAAAATCCCAAGTTCGCATGCCATTTCTCTTCATATCATTCTCATCTGTGATATCGAGATTCTTCCATTCACCTTGATTAAAGGACTCCCATTTCATGCCGTTGTCGAATGATACAAATAATCGAATGTTGTCTTTGTAATCTTTAGTTAGCTCTATTGAGAACTTTTCAACATCTTCGTTTATTGATATGTTACCTAAAGGAATAGAAATTTGACTCAGTGGTGTGAATTGAGATCTCACAACACTTCTTGACGCATTCTTTGCAACATAAAGCTTGTTGTTGTCTTCGGACATATCGGAAAGTAAATCGTGCGTATATCTCAGCAGTTTAACCTTCGGGTTAATGGCAGAGAGCAAACTCCAATCTCCCTTCTTAATCTGGTTTAGATCACTTATTCCATGTTTATATACATACTCAGTATTAGTTGGCTTTGAAAGTTCGATCCACCCACTGTCGCTTAGATGGAAGAGGTTAATTTTCCTTAAAGCGACTCCAAGCACAGCCCCATTGTTCTCATAAAATCTCCATCTGATTTTTTTATATTGGTTCGTATTTGGAAAATGATAGGTTCGAACTTCGTCTTTATTCCAATTCACTTCGTTTCTGCGTTTATCCAGCGTTATCCATCTCGAACCATTCCAAGCCTCCAGATCCCATGCTCTTGGTGACTCGCCTACGTTCTCTTCTCTGGATTTCAATGCGTAGGTATTAAATAAAGTTGGGCTAATAAATTCATAAGACAACCATGACCTTACCTGAGTTTTTGCCGTAACCCATGCTGTATTGTCTAATCCGTCAAATACGCGAAATGCTTCATATGCACCCTCATGGGGACTTGATGCTGCAATGCCATTAGAGTTGTTTGTTGTCATGACAGGTACTAAACTTGTAAGTTTTTTCGTTTTTTCGAACAAGTCAAATGTTTTATACTTGTTGTCATGATGGATTAGAAATCTCTCGTTGCTTGCCTCTTTCCCAACTACCTTTTCTAAATCTAAATATGCTATATTAGCATTATCTTTTGTGAATAACATGTAAGAGCCAATCGAACAACAACCTAAAATAACTGATTCATAATTGTAAAAAGTAAATTTCAATTTGGAGAACTCTTCAGCCCCAAAATTCTCATAGTCCGGTATTTTGGCATAATAAATATGTGCCGGAGAACTTCCCCTGTATACAGAAACAATAAAAAATTCATTTGTTATTGTAACTCCTAATGGATTACCATCTGTAGCTAATGTAACAACAGCTAATTGCTTACCTGTTGTTGCATCGAAACAATAGATGCTTTTTTTATAGTCTGCCATATATAATAGGTTGCGTTTTTCATCAATATGAAATGAAGATGCTCCATTATCCAGAATGTTGACTCCTGGCTTCACTAGTGCATTTAGTGTTTCGCCTGTGTGGATATCAACTTCTTTTATCATGTATGGATCATCAGACAATCTGACAAAAAGCTTCCTACCATCCGTGCCAAGACCGCTTCCCCATAGAGGATTCATCAGTTGGAGCTTTCTTTTTATAGTCAAGGAATAAAAGTCCAACACATACACGTAATTTTTCTTATCGTTAGGAGAAATAAACACCTCGTCCTTTATTCTCGTAATACCGCGACATTTTTCGGGCATTACGGTCCTAATATTCCCTTTAATCCCATCAAAGCTGTATGCATATAATCCTTTTCCCATCTTTAATCACACCCCTATGTGTTTACCTAAATAACTCCCTTGTATTCTTCAAATCTATTTCTAAGCTGTCTATATGCAAACTATCCACCTTTTCAGAGGTGTCATTTGCGAACTGCTTTTCTTCTATTTTTTCTGCAATAGGGTTAACATCACTATACTCAAGCACTTCAATGTCATTCCCTTGATAATCATCTATTGGGGAGTACTCTGTACCCAACTCAACTTCTGGCTTCCCATCCTCAGAATAGATACTTAATTCAACATTATTTTCAAAATAATCAGCTAATGATTTCTTTTCATTATCCTCAACAATGAACTCAACCTCTTCCGCTAAAGGACTTTCTGTGTACTTCAAGATTTCAAATTCATCACCAACAAGATTTGAAAGATATTTTCCTTTTTCCATCTCTTTGATTAAGACTGGCTGACTTTGAGGAATCTCAGTGAATATTTTCACTTCAAAGTCACCATCTAACTGACTTAATTCCGCTGCTGTCAGGGCTTCTACTTCACTTTTAGACATTCCATATGTTATGAAGTCCTTGTCTGTTATATCCCTCCTGATTGTCTCCCAACCTTCTTCGACAAATTTCATCAACCCAATTCGTTTAACACCAACTGAATATTCATATGGTGCTGCTTTATGATAGCCATCACCAAACTCAATTTTGTAGAATTGAAATGTTGGTTTTACTTTTTTGAAATCTACATATCTAATGTGACTACCATTTGAATAATTGTATCCATCTCGATTTACATCCACTGAGTTGTCATCACATTTGTAAATCTGTGTCCAGTTGTTGTTATCGTTTGAGCCAAGAATCGTCCAATACTGGATTCCAAAATTGACACTATCCGCAATTCGTAACGCTTCAAGCTCAAGTCTATCTATGGTTGTAGGTACTCCAAAATCATATGTAATGAATCGCATTTGGTTTTGACCATTTACACTCACCCAACCAGAATCGACCTCATTGTTAAAAACTTTCCACAAAGAATTAGGGTGATTTATATGTGTGTCACTACAATAAATATGTTTGCTATTTTTTTCAGCTTTAGTTAGATCAATATATTTTGGTAATTGGTATCTTTTATATTCACCCGATTCATCCATGAATAAAATTTTTTCGGCTTTTGTTTCGTATGTTTCAATTTCGAATTCAATCGGGTAGTGCATTTCCCATGTTGCATTAGCTGGATAATTATAAATATCAATAACACTACCATCCGCGATTGTTTCATAATTTACTTTGAGGCATCTTGAGTACACCCAAGGAACATAAGTTCTATACCAACCGCCTTCAGCTGGAACTTTAGTGTTTTGATCGAAGATGATTGCTAGAAACGTTTCTTTAGGACAGGTAATATCAATGCCCTCAAAATAATAAATGTCATCCCCATATTTGCCGTCATTAATCAGCTCTCTAGCTAAGAGAGTTTTATATTCTCTGTACCTATTTGTCTCTTGCAGGATAGCAATTTTCATTTTTGTTTGGATGTTTGGTAATCCTCTAAATTTAATTGATTTCAATCTGCATAAAGACAACTCATTAATTGGGACTTGGAGAAAGTACATTTCTGTCTCAGTGGTGGTTGTGTATACTTTTACAGGGTGATTGAATCCATGCGAATAAACTTCTTGCTTCATTTATTCCACCTCATCTAACTTGATTTTTTGTATATTTTCTGTTGCTTTAAACGGATAACTAAAAGCTCTTCCTTCTCCCAACGCTTCATCTTTTTTACTCCAAACAAACTCTTTGATATAGGGCTTGTCGAATTCTATTTTTTGCCCTTTTTGCATACCATATAGCATGTAATCATTAACGGATACTTTTTCGGGAAGTACTGCTATAACATTTTCATATTCCATTTTGGAAACGATATTCTTAAACCCTCTAGGCATAAATTTTGCCTCTGTAAGAAGCTTATTAGACGTAGCCCCGCCACAAAAAATTGGTATAACCGGTTTTGGCAACTCTCTTACTTTTACTTTCCCCATACTCTTCCCATCGACAATAACTTCGAAAATGTTGTTATCTAAATCCATTGCTATTCCAACTCTTCGAACACCATATACTGAGTTAGGTGCAATCATAGTTTTCTCACCAATTCTCTCTGCTCCGTAAACGTATAGATCCTTGCCATAAAAATTAAATAGTATATTATTTATTCCCGTTGCAACATAATTTTCAGCATGTTTAGCAACTAATCCAACATTGAAATCATAATCTCCATCTTTGATGAACTCCATGTATAACTTTCCACCATAATAATCATCACCAAATAAGATAGCCCCTCCATTTCGTAAATAAAGATGGAAGATCCCATATATAGATAACGAACCACGACTACTAGGTACAAGCTTGAATCGATTTCGTTTCTCATTAATATCGTCGAAACTGAAACCCACGAATGGAGTTTTAATTCGTTTTGTAATACCTACATGCTTACCATCGACTTTCCGCTTAATTAGACTCCGTTCATTTTCTATGTATTCATAGCACTGAAATTCTGCAATTGAATATTCTGATTTGCCATTCCAGTCGCCCTGCTTTTCATACATATAAAAGATGAGAGCTTTAAACTTTTTGTCATTTTTAAAAGTCCACTCTTTTCTTTCTTGTTCTCTCCATGTTTCATTTTTTACATCTAGCAATAAAGTACAACCAATCCACGATGGCTCTTCATCCACTTGTTTCAAGCCAAACGTATTCATGAGATTCAGTGTATCGTCAGGAACCCCATAGAGCCTAAAGCTCTTGGGAGACTTTGACGCATCAGAAGAGGAGGTCATTGATATCTTTCGGGGGATATATTCTTCTGGAAATTGGAATTTAGCATGTACTTTTTTAAAAGTGCTATTTGCCCATGCGGTATGCATGTCTCCATCACACATGTTATATTCGCTGTATTCATATTTTGGAGTATAAAAATAGTCACTAGTAGCAATTTGAAAACCTAATTTAGAATAATATTTTTCATTAAATAACGGCAGTATTGGTACAAACATATTCACACCTCATCAAAAAGAGCATCACAATCAAATTGTGATGCTCTTTATTTCTTTATTTTTATTGTCAAACAAGTTGGAAAATATATTTCCACTACCATATCTCGTTTTATCTTTTTGAACAACCTTCTTAAGCACATTACTTGTGCAATAGTATTCAGCACTTTTCATTCCGTATCTTTTATAATCTTCTGGCGCAGAAATAGATACCTCCTTAAGAAACGACTGATATTCAATCAGTTTAATATCGTTTATCAGTACATATTCGCTATATAGATCTACAAATGTGATCCTATATGAGAAATAAAATTCGGAATTATCAAATTCCAATCGAATTTTGCTGAAATTACATAAAAGTTCTGCTTTGTATTCAGCTAGTTGGTTCCATTCTTTATAAATCTCGTCATATCCTTCAATTCTGATATGTGCATTTTTCTTTACCCCTGATGACTGTATTTCAACAGCGTTAATTAATCTAGGTTCTTTAAAGTCAACCTTAATGCTTGGGTGTGCAAACAGCGTATGGCTCCTATCAGCTGATTGATAAGCACAGGCAAAGTCGTCTATTTTATTGTTTTTAAAAACATGTTCTATTGGGTATTCTGCTGAATACTCTTTATATGCATCAATACTGTTAATTTCTTCATCAAATTCTTTATCAAAGAATAATGGAATTGCACTAATTTCCTTCTTTTCTATAGTAAAACTTTTTGCCACTCCATTCGCTTTTTTTTCGCTTAAAATGAAATACCTTTGTTCGACCGCCAATTCTGGTGTTGGAATGGTAGTCAATCGAAGAGACCCTTTGTTGCTAAATTCATAGTCACTCAGATTTATAATGTAAGTTTTCACCAGTTCATTCTTTATATTGTAAAATTCAGCTTTAATATTGGTATGAATAAGCCATAACGAGGCTGTATCCAATTCAAATTTACTTATAGCTTGAGGTTCTTTAAACAGGATTTGAAAGTTGCTTCTAGTGTCATGTTTCGCTACATCCATTCGAAAATACCCATCATGTAATGCGTCATAAATTGACCCATCATAGCGTCCCATTGAATCTAAATATGCAAATTCAGTCTCAAACCTTGTATGACTACTATTTGTAATGACTTTTCCAAAATTAATTTTTACTCCTTCTTTATTGTAGAACTTTATTCTTTGCAAGCTTACTACACTTGAACTTTTAGTTGATAAATTACTGAACTTAACTCTTTTTATAAGCACTATCAGACACCTACCTTATTGCAAATTCAATTTATACATTCTCTGTAATCTAGAGAAGTCTAATTCCAACTTATATATACTTCCAGAACCAAGATTATTGCTGAACGTTGCGTCCATTTTATTAATCTTGTTTTTTCTATCTAATATCGACATATCAGATATGCCCTCACTTTTAATAATCTTTTGTGAAGGCATTGTTGTAGATAACGATTTCCAAAATGGGTTTACTTTTTTATATTTTGTCGGATGAAGATTGAGGTATTGTATAGCAATATTTTTAATATCACTATTATTTGAGATGAATACAAATTTGAACAATCTGTACTTAACATCTTTCCCTAACGTAAATGTCTTTTCTTCGTTTTGTTTCCAATAAACTCCGCGCCGCTTTTCGATTAAAGTCCAATCATCACCTTTCAAAGAACCGTAAACATCCCAATCTCTTGGAGACGAATATATGTCTTGTTTAACAGTTGCATTGGCTGCTGGAAGTGTGTTTTCACCAAAATTGTATTTCATCACATATCCACCAATAGACTTTTCAGTCCCTTCTCCAAAATCAATTGTAATTTCTACTCCTGTCTCACCATCAGATGACACCCAAGAATCAGAAGTGCTATTAAATAGTTTCCAGACATTTGTTCCATTGCTGGCAGTGACCTTTATTTGGTGCTGTGTACTTGCCATCGTAGAACCATCATCTATGAATTCATCAATTAGTCCCGTAGGCTCAAGAACTTGTTCACTTCCTAAATCGTATGTTTTATATTGCCCATTCACATTGAAGAAATAACGTTTTTCGCCTCTTTTACTCTTTGCCTTAAGAATTAGCTTAGGTCTAAATCCTGCACCAGTTGCTACATCATTCTCATATCTTTTTTTAGCGTCAACCACTCCGAATACGCTTGCATCTCCGTTACCTCCACCTCTTATAACCACACCTACTGATGCTCCATGTGCAGGTGTGTTAGTGAAGGATGGGTACTTCAAATTCCAAACTGAATTGTCTCCTATCTTGTCCATTACGCCATTCAAATCTGAATTGATATACTTATCCCACTCATTGTATTCTATAAATCCCTCATCTTTTTTGGCATTAGAAGTAATTGACGTTATTATCGGATTAAAGTCTTTGAGCTTGTCATTGGTTTTACGTGTTGCGATTTCGCACATTTCCAAGTAATTTAATTTAAGTGGATCTTTGGTCAGATTAGTATTAGCGAGTCCAAATCGCATTCTCCAAAATTGATGCTTATATGGGTGTTCATGATTGAAGTTCAATACATGCCAAATGTTGGCGGCATTAGTCCCGATTTTTATATCTAGCTCCTTAGCTAATCCCCAGTCGTTCCCATCATCCGAGTATTCTAAATATAACTTTTTTAAATTATATACTTCTGTCCAGTATCTATTTTCGAATACTATATTTACTCTTTGAATTGACACTGGATCTTTAAATTGATACCCTATCCATTCTTTATCAAAGTTTGCATCTCCAAAGCATAGTCCTGTAGCCCAATATGTACCTTTTACGGCTGTTTCACCAAAAGCCTTTTGGCCTCCGTACTGATCAATATTACCATTCAGACAAGACGACCAGATGGGTGTTCCGCCAACACACATATTTTCGTATAAAATAGTCTCATGCTCATAATAGGATGTGCCGACTTGCATTAACCCTCCTTTATCCCCCCTTGCGTCATAATTTATCCAAGGTGTTCGATAAGAAATGTTTCTATCAGCTATACAGATAATATCTCCATTATTCTTTATATCAACAACAATAAATCTAAAATATCCGTTAGCCGCAGCAGTCCAATCCTTGTTAATCTGCTTAGTTTCTACTTCGTAATCTGTTTTTACAGCTAAATTACTTAACACCCATCTATACTTTATCTCGTTTTTATAATGGTTGTTTCCGTCTGGAACCGTAATCTCGTCAGCAATACTATCGAATCTAACATCTGTAGTATAAGAATTACACCAAAAATAATCCCCCACTTTAAGCGTCTGTAAATTATTATTCAAAGATAAAGACATATTAATTCACCTCGTAAAGATGTCTAAAATCAAAAACTGGTCTGAATCCATTTCTATTGTTCCCAGTTGATGCTCTTCTACTTACATCTTGAAGCTCAAACCCTGCCCCATTGTTATTCCCACCTCTTGCAACACATTGTGCAGGATCTAAATAATGTGTACTCTGCGTAATTGTTTTATATTTAAAATGATGCCATACATCATCATCACACGCCTCAATTTTTCCATTTAAATTGGAAGTAACAATATACTTGTCATACTCATTATCATGCGGGTAAGCGCCTAATATTGCCTTATTCGTATCATTCTCTAACATCCCTTTGTCATTTATTTGACTAACTCCTCCTGTTAGGCATCTCATATATCCGTATACTCCATTTATAGTCATGGCTTTGCCTTGGATGTAATTGTTATCTTTTTTTTCCTTTAATTCATTGTAGGAAATGATTGTTTTAATCACTCTATCCGCAATAAGAAGACCTTCATCTGCCTTAATAAAATAAAAAATCCCTCGTGCGTTATTTATTTCTGCACCGCTATAATCAATCTCTGGAAGCGTCAAGTAGTCACTTCCAGCACCTCCCCATGGACTTACCCCGCCAGTGAACTCGAATGGATTGTTTGAATACTCATAAATTCTCATGGGAATGTAATCCCCTACCTCCATTTCTAGAATGAAGTCTCGCTCTACACCGGACGTTTTAGGCTTGGCCATCCACCTTCACCTCTCAATTGAATTGTAATTTTATTTATCTTGGATACACTCTTATTCGATCTAACCTCTTTATATTTTTCGCATATATCTTTGTTGACACTATATATCCCTTGTCCTTATAGCTATCATCTAAAGTCAAATCGTGCTGTTCCGTATAATCTACCGTTAGAAGCCCCTTGTTTATTTTTACGTATTCCGTATTGTCGTAATCTATCATACCGTTAAATCCTTCAACCTCCGTAACCTTTCGGCTGCTGTTATCTGCTTGAATGATGACTTTAACTCTGACATATCTTGCTTTTGGACTAGCAATCGTACTGTTTCCACTAAGCTTTACATATGGACTCCACATTCGATTGTCATTTGAAGTCTTTGTGAGAATAGTAACCTTAGCTCCATCTACAATTTCTTGTATACTTACTAGCTTTTTAAATGCAGTATAGTTATCGACCAAATCAATCACTTCTGACTCCCATTCGCCATTTTTGGCTAATGCATGAGTAAGTTTTTCAAAGCCATTAAGCTTTGGAATCATACCGTTTGTAATAGACCAAACGCTTTCATCCCAATCTTTGAATACAGTTACATCTTTCAATTCTTTTTCGGTTTTTGCAGTGCCAGCGAAAGACGATCCATTGATTATTGGGTGATTGTATATATTGTAATCCGTGTTGTAATAAACACTTGTTTTACCGCCATAACTGTATCCGGCGACCGCTGCTATTGTGTCACTTTTTCTATTTCCTACTAAAGTCCCTTCGATGATTATGTTATTTAATGAACCCTCTCGAAACAATCCTGTAAGGATACCTATACATCTCCCACTCTGGTTTTCAGTTATATCAACATTTACATTGATATACATATTTGTCGCTGTTCCCCCTGCAATATTTCCAAATACCCCACAAAAGATATTTTCATTGCTTGTTTGCTTTGATTTTAAATTCCCTGTTACTACTACTCGATCTACAATACCTTTATTAAATATAGGAGTAATTATTCCTTGTCCAACAATATAGGCATCAATATCTACATTTTCAATGTATAAATTCTTCACAACACATTTATCGTTAAGGGAGGTAAATAATCCTGTAGAAACCCTATCTATCTTTTGTGTAAAGTTAAGTAATTTATATCCATTTCCGTCCAGAACACCATAAAAATCAAAGCCGTAATATCTCCCTTCCTTGAAGGGACCTATGTTAAAGTCAATATTTTTTGTTAACTTGTAACAAGCAAACGGATTCTTCCGCATATAAAAAAAATCAAACGCATCTCGAATCAAATAAGGATCTGCTTCTGTTCCTTGTCCTTTATAATCGGCAGCATCTGACTCTTTAATTTCATAAAGCCTTTTCAACTGTAATTTACCCTCATCAGCAAAAGTGTTTTTAAACACACCTTTTTCGAGGTTGATAGGCATGCCGATCTCTTCGACCTTCTGCCCTGACTGTAAAGCAATCTCACCATCAACAAATCGAACATTGCCAACTGACTTCCCATTGTTTTTAGACTTTGAGTAGTCCTTTACTTCGTCATTTTGAATGCTGCTCTTTTCAAATCTCCAGTAACCGACTAACCCTGTTTCAGAACCTGTCAACACTTGAAAACGATCTGCACGAATTTGGGCCTCTAATCTCGCGAAGTTCCACAGTCTTACTTCGTCCAACTTCCCTTTGTAGTCAACTCCAAATCTAAACTGAGTAGATGTTGTTTCAAGGGGAGTCGTATTTCCATAGCCAACGACTGGTTCAAGCTCTTGTTTCATGCCGTTTACATAAAGCGTAATTCCCTTTGTCAAACCACCGCCAGTATAAGTAAGAGCAATATGATACCAATCGTTCCAGGTTTGAATGACTTCATTTTTGGTTGCAATCATCTCACCGCCAACACCAACTGCCATCTTACCTCTCGTAGTCGGATCGTTATTAAGCGGATTGATAATGATCTCTACCTTCTTCCTGTTCGGGCTGTCATCACCATATCGAACAGGAACCATCAATTTAGAACCGTTATCTTCTGGTTTCATCCAAAAATCAATCGATCTTGGCTTATCGCCTGTTGGAAGTCCAGCAGCGCCCATCTCTACATACTCGCCAGACATTCCGCTAAAATGGATTGCGCCATCATTTTGAGTAGCCATGTATATTCACCTCAATTAATTAAAAATCAAGTTCCTCATTGTCCCTCCAAAGTTGTCAATTACTCCACCGCTCTTATGTTCAAAGACCACATAATTTACTTTCCCATCGTCATTTAACGCTCCACCTAGCATCACTTCGATAGGAATAGTTTGTTGCACAACTTTTTCCTTCAAAGCTTCAACAAGCGCCGAGGAATGTTTTTCGCGAAGGGTATGATATACGCCCTCGTCCAAAGTAACAGAATAAGAGTTGCCGTCTACATCAAAGGTTAATGTATCGTTTGCGCCTTTCGTGATTTTTACATCGCCTCTAATGTCTTTTGTCCCCCACACTAGTTCTGCCATATCTCTCATCTCCCTATTTCAATGTCCAAGTAATATTCGTGCTATGTCCCTTTTGCAAAGGTGATTCAATCTCGTCCACAACTATGCCTCTGCGTTGAATTACAATCTTGCCGTCAAGTTCCTGATCAGAAGCAATTTTAAGAGACATATACGCTTTATCCTGATAAGGAATGGATACAATCGCTTGAAAGTTGAATGTAATCCCATCCAAATCCAACTTCTTCTTATATCCGAAGTTATATTGCGTAATCCGGTTCGTAAACATTCCACAATCCGTTTGTTTTTGAAATGGATTCGCCTCACTAACCGCATCCTTATAAGAAATAATGTCATTATAGAACAGTGATCTTCCATTCAAGAGAAACTCTTTGTCATTCTCCACATAGGAAATTCTAAATTCTTCGCCGTTAATATTAAAAACTCCGTTTGCCGCTTCGAAGAATAATTTGGAGCTATGGCCAATCAAGCCGAAACGAAGAAGTTTCATTCTATCAATTCTATAGAAGCGATACGGATCCGATTCTTTGGTTTCTAGATCGTATTCACATAAATGTGTCCCATCATAGTAGTCCGCCACCCAGATAAAATCCTGACTTAAAATCGGATGCGTACCATTACTAGTTGTAAAAATCATTACATATACCTCCACAATAATTTGCCTGCCAGATAAAGAAAAAAGGACAGGCTCTTACGAGCCCGTCCTAAATAATCTTTATACAAATCGATAGGAAACGCGGATTTTAAAGTTCTGTTTGCCTGCACTTGCAGCCAGCGGAACCTGTGCCCTCAAAGTTACAGTTACAAAGTTACCGCCTGAATCAACTTGATTGCCGTTATTATTTATTCCGAGAATCTCTTTGGCACTAGGTATTACTGGTGTAATTGTCGCACCTGCGTTATTCTTAACGGTAGGCTCCGTAGTACCGATCGGCTTGTTTCCTGAGCGGCCAATTTTGGATGTGTCTGCTTGGAGATCCGACTCTGCCAATGTATCAACTTGTGCATGGAACCAATCATCTCTTACAACCTCTACTATTTTCCCTTGTTTGTCACCTGTACCGCCATCCATATCCCGTGTCGTGATATGGCAGTCTTCCATCTTGGATACATCTGTAGCCCCGCCTCGGTTATTCCAAATATTGAACGTAAATGCTGGACCCCAATCCCCTGCATCAACCACTCCAAAGTCGAAGGGTGCCACAATTTCACTTGCATGATTAACATCATACCATTTAATAATCGGTGCTGTTGCCATTTGAATCAAACTCCCTTATTGTGTAATTTTTACAATAACCTCAATTGTAATGTCTTGGACATCTCCGCCTAGCTGGAGAATTTCCAAGCGAAAAATATCGTCTTTCGCCACGTTTGCGACGTCAACTTTCCTCAATCCATCGTCGAAGTGTTCTCCCTTGCGAAATACAATATTTCTGGAGAGTACATCCGACCAATTGAGCATATCTCTGCTCTTCTGTAGCGTGATCTCGGTGCTCACCTTCGAATCTACACTGCCAATCATTCCTCGAACATTGACAATCTCCCCTTTAAAGGGAAATCTAGCATGAATATGCTGGACGCCGATATCCGGGAACTGAGGAATCACGAAAGTAATGACTCTCTCTTTAAGTCGATCGTCATAGGAATGTAGCTTCGCCCAATCCTCCTTGGACATGAGACCATTAACCCCTTTATTGGCTAACGGAATATTGCCCCCTAGCAAATCGATTGGAACCCAAGACTTTCCGTCCCAGCGGTAGCGAATCCCGGAGTCGTATACTTGAACCGTCCAACCAATTTTCGGATGCGGATAATTGCTAAAAATTTGTTGATACGTTTTTACATATGGCAAAAAGACGAGTCGTGTTGTCTCGTATGCGTCATTTGCCATGTCTGTTGCCGATTTTGATTCTTCAGTACTTTTTTTAGCGTTTGTAGTGGCCACTTCAGATTTAATGATCGTCTGCAGCAATTCATCTCTGAGCTCTTCATAATCCTCTGTTTTGGCACTGACATCCTTAATTTTCACATTAGCGCGATCGATGATCGTTGCAAGGGACTCGACAACATCATTCATCTCGTCTTGGTGATAAACCCGGCTAGACGGATATTGGATGAATCCTCTTCCCTTGTAGGATACATTGACGGCATTCGATTCTTGGGATGGATGAAATTCGATAACGCCCGTTGAATAATTGACACTGAATTCATTCGGCTTAATCGCCTTTTTCGGTGTTCCTTCATAGTTGATCTCCATCAATCCAGCTATTTTCACCCGCGTAAAACGATCCGGAATTTCAGAAAGTATGACCTTGTGATTCAGCACTTTCAAATATTCGGCCCTATCGATATAAGGATCTTCATTCGTCCCCTTTCTCCATACGATATGTATCGGATCCAGGTACCCATAATGACTGTACGGCATATTTTTTCACCTCCTTCAATTGATATGAACATTGCTGCTGCCTTCTGCGATGGACGTCGTTGTCCCCGCATGAGTGTCCACAGACGAACCGGCCGAAGCTGCTTGTCTTCCATTGACGAAGACGTTGCTTGAGCCGCTTGTTACATAGCCCGTTCCTCCGCCATCAGAGGACTTCCAATACCAACCGCTTGGAATTGAGTATGATTCCGTCTCCGTAACAGGATCCCCATTACATGCAGCTTGTCGTCCATTTACATATACATTCGAGGAACCGCCATTTAGAGTACCCTCGATCGTAGCGCTTGTTGTGCCATCATGATAATGATCGTCATGCCGTTCTTCGATTTCGACGTGATCACTTGCAACTGATGAATTCGTCCTTGACCCTTTATAAGCCATGCCAGCCATCTTATCACCCCACACAAAAAAACCACTAGGCAAGTCTAGTGGTTTTTCACGCATTTTTGAAGATTGTAAATACAATCATCATTTACTTTACAAGGAAAGAACCACCGAAAAAATCCAGTGGCTCCTAATATCCTATGTATATTGACAATTTTGAGTCAGAAAATTATTTGTCGTAATCTCTCGTATAGAGAAGTGTTCCATCCTTCGCATAGAAGTAACCCGTTCCTACATTTCTGCTATTTTGCAGTTTTACGATCATGTAATCTGCTTTGGATATATGTCCTTCTTCAATATAATAGATGAACCATCCTTCCTTTTCTCCATCTTTATATCGTCCTGTTTCTCCATCCTTCGTATAAGGCTCCGCCGTCACGACACCATTCTTGTATTCTTTTCCTTTTCCGTCTTGGACGAAAACAGAAAATTTATCCGTGTATCCTTCACCTAAGTAGTATTCTGTTGAATTATGCATTTTTTTCCTTATCATTCTTCCGTCGATTTGAATAATGTTTGCATGGGTAAATCTTTTATTTGCTTTTAACTGCGTTCCTTTTTTATTTAAGTAATTGATCGGTACATAGGCAACGCCATTTTCCACAATGGACGCATCTGCTTTTTGCGTAACTCCATTAATGGTAACCGATGGTTTTCCTATAATGAATTTCATGTTCAACAGTTCGTTCTCGCCGGATACTTCTTTCGTATTCTGATCGTAGGTTACTTTCATATTTAATTCATCAAATAGATCCTTGAATGGTACATAGGTTACTCCACCTTCAATGAACGCCTTATTTGACAGTTTCAAGTCTATTCCGTCGATAGTAATTTCGGCGGACTCTCGGCTTGAAGATTGCGCAAATAATTGATTTGGTATTATACATGCTGATAATAATGCCACAAACAACAGTTTTGATAGTCTCTTCTTCATGTCTCATCACCTGTGTTCAAATAAATGTATTTATGTTCATAGTATCATTATGGTGCTATCTCGGTTATTTACCTATGCGCATTTTACTTTACAAAAGTAAGAACCACTAGACGATTTCCAGTGGATCTTACTGTTAATATGAAAATATCACGTTTATTCCTTTGTATACAACAAATCTCCATTTTCATTATAGTAGTAGGCTATCTTAATATTACCGTCAATAAATTCTCCTAATCTATAATCAGCGCCTGATATATGCCCTTTTGGAATATATTCAATGAACCATCCCTGATATTTTCCATCTTTGTAATATCCTGTTTTTCCATCTTTATTGTATGGCTCTTTTCTTACATTTCCATTTTTATATTCTTTCCCCTGTCCGTCTGGGACAAATCTTCCATACTTCTTGATGAAACCTTCTCCATAATAGTACTCAGTAGAATTTCTGATGAACTTTCTAATCATTCGCCCTTCTACTGTTATTTCGTTAACAGCAGAATGCTTCCACGCGGAAAGTTTAGTCCCTTCTTTGTTGAGATAACTAATTGGTATATATGCTACACCGTTTTCAACTATTAAAGGATCCGCCTTTTGCGTAACTCCATTAATCGTTACAGATGGTTTTCCTATGGTAAATTTCATAATAAGCAATTCATTCTCAGCAGAAACTTCCTTTGTTGTAGGTTCGTAGACTACTTTCATATTCAATTCATTGAATAGGTCTTTAAACGGCATATATGTCCTACCATTTTTTATAAAAGCCTCACTTGATAGTTTAAGTTCTCTCCCATCCAAATACACCTCTGCACGCTCTCGTTCGGCTTGTGCAGGGTATATCTTTCCAGACATGACTGAGGCAGATAATATTGCCGCTAACAACAATGAAACGAATACTTTTTTCATGTTATCACCTGTTTTCTAGTTGTATTTATGTTCATACTATCATTATAGTGCACTCTCGATTATTTTTTCTGTATGCCTTTTACTTTACAAAAGTAAGAACCACTAGACGATTCCAGTGGTTCTTACTGTTAATATGCATAGATTTTGTTATTAATATCACACTTAGTCCTTAGTAAATAACAAATCTCCATTATCATTATAGTAGTAGCCTATCTTAATATTACCGTCGATATATTCTCCTATTCTATAATCTGCACCTGATATATGCCCCTTCGGGATATAATCAATGAACCATCCTACATATTTTCCATCTTTGTAAGAGCCAGTTTTCCCGTCTTTATTGTACGGCTCTTTGCTTACATTTCCATTTTTATATTCTTTCCCTTGTCCATCTGGGACGAATTCGGAAAAGTTATCCGTGTATCCTTCACCTAAGTAATATTCTGTTGAATTATGGATTTTTTTTCTTATCATTCTTCCTTCGATCTTCATAATATTGGAGTGTGCATACTTTTGACCTACTTTTAACTGTGTTCCTTTTTTATTTAAGTAATTAATAGGTACATAGGCAACGCCATTTTCTACAATGGATGCATCTGCTTTTTGCATTACTCCGTTAATGGTGACCGATGGTTTCCCTATAGTAAATTTCATGCTAAACAATTTGTTCTCGCCAGCTACTTCTTTCGAATTCTGATCGTAGGTTACTTTCATATTTAATTCATCAAATAGATCTTTGAATGGCACATAGGTTACTCCGTCTTCAATGAACGCCTTATTTGATAGTTTTAAGTTTATTCCATCTACATTTATTTCGGCATACTCTCGGCTTGAGGATTGCGCAAATAATTGATTTGGTATTATACATGCTGATAGTATTGCCACAAGCAACAGTTTTGATAGTCTCTTCTTCATGTCTCATCACCTGTGTTTAATTTATATTTATTTATGTTCATTTTATTATTATAGTGCACTCTCGATTATCTTTTCTGTGTGCCTTTTACTTTACAAAAGTAAGAACCACTAGACGATTCCAGTGGTTCTTGCTGTTAATATGCAACAGTTATTAATCATGATTATCCTTAGTATACAACAAATCTCCATTTTCATTATAGTAGTAGGCTATCTTAATATTACCGTCAATAAATTCGCCTAATCTATAATCAGCGCCTGATGTATGCCCTTTTGGAATATATTCAATGAACCATCCTTCATATTTTCCATCTTTGTAGTATCCTGTTTTTCCATCTTTGTTGTATGGCTCTTTTCTTACATTTCCATTTTTATATTCTTTCCCTTGTCCATCTGGAACAAATTCGGAAAATTTATCTGTGTATCCTTCACCGAAGTAATATTCTGTAAAATTACGGATTTTTTTTCTAATCATTCTTCCTTCAATTGTGATGATATTTACCGTGGGATGCTTTTCACTAGACAATTTTGTTCCCTTTTTATTCAAGTAATTGATCGGTACATAAACAACCCCATTTTCCACAATTGAAGCATCCGCTTGTTGCGTTACTCCGTTAATGGATACCGATGGTTTCCCTATCGTAAATTTCATGCTCAATAATTCGTTCTTACCGGCTACTTCCTTCGTGCTCGGATCGTAGGTTACTTTCATATTTAACTCATTAAATAAATCTTTAAAAGGAATATATGTTATTCCTTTCTCTATGAACGCTTTATTGGTCAAATTTATCTCTTTTTTATCTATTTCTATTACTGCGTACTCTCGACTTGATGACTGAGCAAATAAATGATTTGGTATTATACATGCTGATAATATTGCCACAAACAACAGTTTTGATAGTCTCTTCTTCATGTCTCATCACCTGTGTTTAAATTATATTTATTTATGTTCATACTATCATATAGTTTGTATTGAGACAATATTAGGTCTCATTAGTTTAAATCTATTCTACCAGCGCTTAATTGAATTTTATCTGGTTTTATAGATATGAAACTCTTTCCACATATTAACTTAATCTCCATATCTGATTCAATTCTTATTTGCCCTTTCTCCGCTTGAACGACAATGGCATCAAGTTGTTGATTCAATAGCTGGATCATGCGTTTATCACCAATATCTGTCGAACCCTCAAAAAAGAATCCGTCTGCCGTTTTCTTTATGATCCCTTGATTTCCTTTTCCGCTTCCCTGCCCCCAGATCATTTCAGGATAACTGTCATTTTCATCTGTATTCAAGTGCAATTTGAATTTTTGAACATCTTTATTTGAGGTGTCGCCCGTAAGGAGCTTAATGAACTTATCTTTAATAAACACATAGTCCTGATCTCCCTCCGGTTTCTCGGCCGTCTTCAAGCTATTGACCATGAGATTCGAAATGTATCCGGAGGTTTCCTTGTCCAGTACCAGCTCTTTCCCTTCATCCGATTCAATAATCAGCTTTCTGGCGCGCAACGTACCGTCCTTATGAATCCAGAACCGCTTCTTATCTTTTACATCGATTGCAATGCCTTCGTTAGCATTTAAGCGGATCACTTCCCCGTTGGCGCCATTGATCGTAATGCCCTTCTCCGCATCCAGAATGATTTTCTCGCCAAGCTCGCCGTCCAGGATTTTTAAAGCTTTTGTCTTTAATTCGACAGCCAATAGCTTGCCGTCTGTGTCCACATAGAATCGCTTATCCCAATTCGGACTCGATCCCGTGCCGATATTTTTCTCAATCTTGATGCCATCCGTGGCGTTCAAGATGGTTCGATACATATTATCGCCACGAGTTACAACAATACCGTTTTCCGCATCAATAAGCGTATTATTGTAGTCTCTCCCTAGCTGCAAGGAGCTCTTCTCTAGGAAGTCTGCCAGCACGACTCTGCCGTATTCATATTCTTGATAGAAGTTTTCCCACTTCTCATGAAACTCCGTGCGCGTTGAACCGAGATCATGGATGAGATGCGTCGTCGTGTTCATGTTTGCAAAAATCGGCTGCATATAACTTTTTAATCGATTATAGCTATCCTCCAGCTCGTTGCCGGCTGCTACGAGCTTACTTTGCGCCTCATCCAGTTCCGCATAGGAAGATTCCCTGTCATTATATATAGTCATTGCATACCGATTAATTTGCGATTTTAGTTCATTATATTGCTTCGTCACGATTTTGAACTGGTTGGCGAGCGTAATTTTCTCGGTCGATACAATCACATCATCCAATATGATGGAATCCAGTACGGTAAAATCAAGATTCAAGGCATCCGCATCCAGCAGCACATTGCCGACCTTCGTCTCGATCCGCAGCCGCTTCGCCACTAAATCCTCCGCAATCAAAGTACCATCCGTATACTCCGAGCTCCCTACCGCCGCGTATACTTTATTGATCCATTTGTTCTTCTCCCATTTTTGCAGGGCCAATCCATTGGTCGCATTCAGGACGGCCCGGTACTTGCCGTCATTCCGGAGCGCAATGAATCCATATTCTCCAATCACAACATTGTTGTAGAATTTACCCATATTCAATCCGGAGTAGAACTGCGCATCTTCAATTTTATTTCTCAGATTTTTTTCCTCGTCATAATACGTCTTGAAAGCAAGAATAAATTCCGAACGATCTGCGATTTCGCTCGTTTTTTCGGTCAATGGATCGTGAATAGCGATGTTCAGCGGCTCTATGGAAGTAATTTTAATATATTGAGACATATATGCGATAAGCTTCCGGTAAGCTTGCGTCAGCGGCTCCGTTGAGTACAGATCCGTAGTGCTTGGCACCTTCGTGAAAAATTGGGCATCCATATCAAAATCGTCATCGCGCTGGGAACGCTTATACTTCTCTGCTTGCTCCAGCATGCGATGATATCCCGCTTCCAGCTTGTACAATTCCGTAATGATCTGCATCTTTTCAAGAGAAGTCAGCTTATTATCCATAACGATCGTCTTAAAATCGCCGATATCGAAATAGTTCGATTCCGCATCCATGATCGTCTTCCCGATGTCATTGACCACTTTGATGTTCTCGGCAACCAGGCCATGGGTGTATAGCGTGCCGTCGCGTTGATCGGCCCACATCACCTTCTCCCATCCATCAGGCCGCTTGCTGTTCGCTTTGTCGATGACGAAGCCTTCCTTGTCCGTTACCTTGACGCGCGTAATATCGTTGAAAGACATAAGACCGAAAGCATCCGGATTCTCTTCGACGAGCCCCAGCTTCATGACCAGCTTGCCGTTCCGATCGAATATTTCTCCCTTGGAGCCCTGGAACTTCAGAACCCCGCTCTCATCCTCAATGGCCAAGTTAACGCCCATGATGACTTTCCCGTATATCCGCTCGCCAACGATACCATCAGCCGTCAGAGCATGCTTCCACGTGTTGCCGCCATCATTCGTAATAGCGATCATCGAATTCAATCCAACCAAATAATGAAGCGGGTTCTTCGGATCCCGAATAATCAAGCCCCTGTCCGACAGCTCTACCACCTGGTCTTTGGCCCCGATAATCGCGTTTTTGTTCGCATCCCAACTGTTGTTAATAATCTCGTTGATTGCGCCGTTATTTTGCATGGACAAATCCCATTTCCACGAGTCGATCGATACTTGGGTAGACGTATTATAGGACTTGTACAGCATTTCAATAAATTTATCTTTGTTGGCATACATGTCCTTCATGTTGCTGATCGTAAGATTGATGCCTTTATCTTCGAAATTGTATTCAATCTCGGTAATCTTCGCTTTGTAGCGAAGGCTGATCCGCTCATGCTCGATACCGATCGTATCTCCGAGCCCTAATTTGTCCCAATTCCGTTGCTCCGTCACCATCGACAGGAAATTGACCAGATCAACCTTTAGCGTAATCTTTTGCTGCTTCAGCTCGTCAAAAGCCTTCATTCCTTCTTTTAATAAATCGTTCGGATCCTCGATATTGGAATTTTGCCACTCTTTTTCAATGACATACTGATTTCGTTCGTTCAGTAGCTCTTTCGTAAAGTTGTTGCGAATATCGAGCCGCAGCTTCAAAGCATTAATATGGTTCATGATTTCTTGATGCTGTTGTTCGATTTGGATTACTTCCGCTTCTTTGCGGCTGATTTCGGATTCCTTGGCCTTGATTTCAATAAGCTTCGCATCCAATTCATTTTGGAGAGAATCCAGATCGCTCAGCAGCAAGGTGTAATCTTGGAACGTATTATCCGCATGATCGATCTCATCACTCAGTTTCGCGATCCGCGTGTTCAATGTATCCCGCTCGTCTAACAGCATTTTCAATTGCGTGTTCAGTTGGTGCAATTCCTCATTTTTAATGTGTAGAATGGAATTGTTCGCTTCGCGCTTGGCGACCAACTCGGCAAAAGCATCCCGGTTCCCCTGCAGCAAATCCTCATATTCCAACAGGCCATGACAAAGCGCGTCCGTCATATAATCACTATGGGACAACACCGTATGCTCTTTGGACTTGAACTCTACGTACTCTACTTCGAAGGGCTGATTCATGCTGATCAAGCCATAGGCGCCTTGCGAATATGCCGAATCATGGCCTGATAAGACAAGTCTGTCATCGATCCAAACTTTAATCGCTTCGTTATAGACCTCTACTGCCATATGATAGTGAACATCCGTGCTCCAGCCATCAATCGCATCCGTTAAGGCAAGCAGAATATCGTTCCCGTTCTCCCGTTTATAGAGCCGCAGCTTTTCCTTGCCCCATCCAACACCGCCTTGAATTTTGCCGGACTCCCAACCGATCCAGTAATAATTGCGATCATCCTGGTATCTGACAACGAAGCCCATGACATTGTCACCGCCGGTCGCTTTCAATGTGGCAGATAGTTTGTAATTTTGGCTTCCGAATGCACTGGAATTCACGATCATAGAAAGCTGCTGGAGATTAGAGGTGGAAATAAGCTTACCATTAAGGACGCTCCATTCCGCATCATGATGATTCCAGTTCGCTTTCATGTCAGGGCCGTAATAAAATTGTTGGCTATAGTTTCGGTCTTCCTTATACGGATAAATGAAATAATGAAAGTCTTCTACAAAAGACGTGCCTGTTGGATTGATTTCGCGAATCGTTATGTCTTCTTTGCCGTACATCTTCAACCGCGTTACAATCTCTTCGGCATTATCCTCCTGGTTGATGGACTCTAAGTATTTGCCGTATTTAATCGAGAATCCTTTATCAAGCCCAATAAGATCCGGCTTTTTCAAGCTTACGGTTCTATGCAGCGTATCCCATACGACTACAGCGTTAAAGGTCTTGGCAATATCAAATATGACCTCCAGCACGGTATTGGACGATACTTCAAGCCCTCTTCGCTTCAGCTCGAATTCGGAATCGACGTAACCAACTTGCCATATGGATTCGATCAGCACATCCTTCATCAGCTCCGTGGCGGTCTTCGACACGGCCTTATAATCCCGAATGATTTTATCGTTCAACTCATATCCCAATGATAAGGTCGATACCGACACGCTCTCTCCGTCGTCGCCGGCCCGCTTCCCGATCTGGTTCACAATAAAATATTCTTCGTAGGAGCCCAGAACGAGCTTTATCAGATATCTTCCTTTAATCAGCTCAAAGTTCTTGTTGCGCGCCACGATATGGTGCTTGTCCAAATAAGCAGGGAAATCGAATGTAAGCTCATTAAGCGCGCCGAGCTTCAAATTAAACACGATATTATGCGCTTCCGCCAATTTGGATATGGCCTCTTTATTCGGCTTGCACAGAAACAGTTGGGGCGCAACAGGCTTTTTGGCAAAATCGATATCTCCTAAACGTAACATCCGTCGTTCACCTCCCGAATTATCCTTGCAAGGTTTTATATTCATGTCTGATCGTCAGTTCAAATCCGCCTTCGCCAGTCAGCAGATTTTCCCCGACTTCCAGCTCGAGAAATACGTTATTATGCTTATCATAGCGGTATACGAGCGGCAAGTCGGACACAATATCTTCATTCTCGCAATCGATATATACCTGCTCATTTTCGTTCAAATCCGCCAATAGTAATGTCTGGCCGTTCGTTTCGTTCGTAAGCTTAATCGTGCCGGCTCCATTGCGCTTCGTAATCCACAGTTCCGGTTTGCAGGAGACGTCTCCCGTATTATTTAACAAGTATGAGCCGAGCAGGGAGAACGAGATACCGCGAAATTCGGGGCTCTTCGTACCTTCTTTTCGCAGCACGACTTTGTATTGTAGGGAACATTGTTCCATATCATAGTAACTGTCTCTGAACAAATCCCGCTCATTGAAAGCAGCCTCGTTCAGTTTGATCCACTCCGTCCAGTTTGTAGAATCATAGGACAGTCTTATAAATACATCGACCGTCCCGTCATGACGTTCATATTGAACCTTCAAATCTTGAATATACGTTTCGTAATGAGAACCGACATCGAACACTCGCGAAACATAAACCCCCTTCGGTATATATAAATCAAGCCAGCTTGGCATACCCTAACCTCCTTAGATAGTAAAAATAAGCTGCCCGAAGGCAGCTTATGCTTATTTAACCAATGACGGTAACTCGGTATTGGTTGACGGCAGGTACGGATGGAAATGTTAAAATAACACTATTCTCATCTATCATATTCATTTGGGCCTCTATCGCCGCAAACGGAGATTCCGCCTCCCGTACCATGACAACTACATCCCGAGTATTTAATGAATGCTTGATCGTGTAGGTCGTAGAAAGACCGTCCCCGATCGTTTTCGAATATTTCCCGGTTGCGCCCAAGCTTCGTCTTGCTCCGTCTGCATCTGTAGCTCCGGTACCTCCATAAGCCAGCTCAATGGTATCCGCTTTCCATTTTCCCATTTGAATGGTGCCTACTGTCTCAATCGTTGCTTCACCCTTGTAATTGCCGATTGTGCCGAACGGCACGAATTCGCAGCTAGACCCCATCTCTTTCCATTGAACGGTCTTATACACATACCAGTGTACGCTGCCGTCGACAATCGTGGAGCCGCTAATATTGGTCCAGGCAGGTTCGACGGAGTCCGAAGCCCCTTCAATGATGCATTTATAGTAATAGCTCATATCGCCATTCGTAGCGACGACGATTTCATCTAGCTTATAATGGTAAGATGGCTTCCATGCCGTATGTCCGTACAGATCATATACCAGACTTCCTGATGTAGTCGGGAATGTTGGCTGCTTCATTCCGCTTGTACCGCCAATGATGCATTCATAATAATGACCATTATCCGGAGAGGCTTTCACCTTGTTGCCTGCCGCATAGGAATACTGCTTCTGCCATGAGGGCGCAAATACGCCTTCCCGCACATTTACCCAACCTGCGAAATCGCCGCGCGATGCATTCTTATTCCAAAACTTCTTCCCTGCATGAAAAAACTCACCCATCTCGGGGTGAGTTGCTGCGTCGGATATTAGCTCTTCAAAATGATTATCGATCACTTGGAAATTATCGGCCAACCATGCGATAGTTTGATCGACCTGATCCGATACTTGCGGCTTTTTTAACCCCATCTTCTTTGTCTGTATCATCATAGATCACTCCATTTCATTCCTGTATATTGTAGCCATGTCGTGCTTCCGCTCTTTACCTGCAAAGCTCCGTTGACGATTTCGATATTTTGCTGTGTACCCATCCCATTAGTAAAAGTGTTTTCCTGAATCGTTTTTGTCAGTTTTGTGCCGTCGAACATCATCTTTTCCTTCAAAGTCTTGGGCGTATAGGAGTATGGACCATCGCATCTCATCTTCAAGTTAATGTAGCCTTGCTTCAATCCATTATGAATGAGATTCACGTCTCCATCCGGCATGCAATAAAATACCCGGTTTGGATTATCGACGGTATAGAAAGGTTTATAGTAAGGCTGTGACAGCCAACGGGCAACTTCTCGGATACGCCGTTCGTCATAATGAAATTCAAAGGCAAATGTGAGATTAAATTCGAGCGGGCTTAATTCGATTGCCTGAAAATACGGTTTATGTCTGCCGCTTACTTTTTTCTCGATAATGCTTCTTGACGGCAGCAAGCTCTCCTCGAACATACCTCCGTCTAGTTTGCAATTCAATAACCCCATATCGACGGAATAGATGCCGTCATAATAAAAATGAACGCCTTCCAGCATTAAAATCTCCCCCCTCTAGTACGCTTGAGTTTGTTCACAATCTCCGTAGCCACGATATCGGCCGTATTCCGGTCTGCATTTCCATTCACATTCACTTCAATGTGGTATTCATGCTGCTCATTGGCTGGAACTGGCACGACAGTCGGAATGGATGCCGGCATGAAATTAGCAATAGGGAAGCTAGGCACAGCCGATCGAATTTGTTCCACGATACGAGCCGTGTCCAAAATGTGCTTTGTCTGCTCGGCGTTTAATACGAGTTCTTTTTTATCCAACAGCGCTAATTTACCTGAATTCCCGTTCCAATCCCCCGTATAGCCGCCTGTATCGAATTGGTGCAGAGGCTTTCCGTCCTTATACCATGTCCCATACTTGTATACTGCACCTATTTCTTTTCCTAGCTTTCTGTTCTCTTCCTCTAATCTTTTTCTTTCCTTTTCATCAGTGGTCAGTTTCCACTTCTTACTGTTGGATATCATTTCAGTGATTTTGTCTTTCGTGGATAGTAAGCTGTTGTCTGGGAGGCCTGCGGTAGGTTTATTACTTCCGTCGAGGTTATGGGGATTCGCATCGTTGACGATTGAACCCATGGAACCAAGCTTTGAGTCATTTAATTTGTTGAGTTCACGAATTGCTTCCTTTACTTTATCGGTGAAATTCTCCGTAACCGTTTGTCCAAGTTCATTGAATTTGGAATCGACTTCTCCAGACCAAGTGTTGACGGTTTCAAGCATTTCATTGAAGTTGCCTTCATATACTTGCTTGCGCATATCGGCAAATTTTTGTTCGTTGTTCAGTTCATTTTCCCAGAACTTTTGCCGTTCCTCCGCCTTCTGTTCCAACAATTTGACCGTGTTGTTGTATTCCTCTTCCATCTTTTCTTTTTTGCTGTCCAGCTTTTCTTGCTCCGAGTTCAGTTCGTCCTCCAGGTTATTCTTGCGGAGCTCGATTTCCCGATTATGCTGATATTCGGACAACTCCTGTTCTTTCTCGGTCAATTGCTTGATTAAGTCGGCTTTTTGACTTTTCGCTTCATAGGAATCATCCATGGATAACAAGTCGATTTGTTTTTTGAGATCCGTTATTTCGTCTTGTTTTTTGGACAAATCATTTTCATAGGTCCGCGTGGATTCCGTGCGATCAAGCATCTTCATTTGTTGATCGTAGGCATCCTGCAAAGCCTTGAGCTCTTTATCGATTTGCTTCATCCGATTCTCATGAGCCTGTTTTTCTTGTTCAAGCTTTATTCGATAATGTTCCTCGTCCGCTTTTTTCAAGAGTTCGAGTTTTTCTTTGTACAGCTCTACATATTGATCAGCTGCTTTTTCGTAAATGTCTTTTACGCTGCCATTCAGATCCTTAACCGACCGTTCTGTATCCTGCAGCTTATCCTCTTGTTTCTCGATTTCATCGGTCAAACGCTCCACGATATCTTTGTTGTTTTTATTTAACTCCAACTGCGACTTGAGGAATTTAATATTGTTTTTAATATCATTGGCCTCACCCTTGCGCAAGCCAGCGATTTGTTGTAAATATCCGATATGCTTCGCATAATCCCCATCTTCTTTATCCACGTCATAGCGAATATTATCCTCTAGTTGCTGAATGCTTTTGGCATATTTTTTGCTCTCGTCGTTCATGCGGTACAGATGCTTGTCGATGACGGAGTTGGCAATATCAGTATTGATTTGGTTTATTTCCGCATCTTTTTGCAAAATATCATTTTTGCTCTTTCGGATGTTTTCCTCTATATCTTTCTTGTCTATCGGGTTTAAATCTTTGTTTTGCAGTTGTTTTTGATAGTATGCCAATTCTTCCTCATGAAGCTTTTTCTGAACTCCCAATAGTCTGGCTTTTTCAGCGGCATGATCCCGGTATCCTTGCGTGGTTCGATCGTAGAGATTCATTGCATAGTCTTGATATGCAATGTCATCGGTCAATTCTTCTCTTTTGATGTTATATAGGGAAGCCGTTGCGTCGACTAACTTGCGACTTAAATTGTTGATATTTGATTCCATTTCCGACGATTGAGATTTCAAATCATTGAGCCTATCTTTCGCTTGGGCCACCTCTTGCTCAATTTCCGCTGCAATCGCTTGTTTCGTTTTATTTGCATTTTTATCTTTATCGACGGTCATATAGCCGGTTTTCTTAATTTGTTTTTGCTTGATTTGTTCGTTTAAAGAGCTAATTTCATCATCAATCGTTTTTTTCTTTTCTCCAGACAATCTAATTTCATCGCTAAGCGCCTTTCGGTGCTCGTAAGACCACGTACTATACTTTTCCTGAATTCTTTGTTGTTCTTCAATAGAACGGTTGAGTTTATCAATGCTTTCCTTATATTTATCTACCACATAGATGGCATCTTGAAGTTCGGGTTTCGGGTCAGCAGTTCCAGTTCCTTTGCCTCCCCCCCCTACACCAGAAGACCGTGTTTTATTGATTTCGGCATCTAAACGATCAAGATTATTAAGGCTCTGTGCAAAGCCTGCTTCGGCTGCTTTTATTGCTTCTTCCTTGTCTTTAATCCCCAAATCCTTTTCATCATCTATGGCTTTTACAGCTTTGGCGTAATTAATATTAATTCTAGTTTCTTCTTCTACGGATACCTTTTCCCTGTTCTTTTTCCTATTTTTCAGGTTATCAAAATCGCGTTTTGCATCATCGTAGTTTTTTTTATTTAAGTTCGAGAAAATTTTCAATGCATTAATTTCCTCTTGCATAGTTTTAATAGCTACCCGTGCCCTATTAATAGATGCAATTTCTTGTTTCTTTTTGTTTTCCAGATCACTTTTAAATTCTTTCTCTCGCTCTTTAGAAAGCTGTTTAATATTTTCTTTTGTTAAATCTATCTGGCCATTTTCAGTTTTCATTTTTTCAATAAAGTCAGGATATTTTAGAGTTAATGCTTCTATAGTATCTGACGACAATTTTTGGCCGTCTGCTAACTGTCGATAGGCAGCGTCCAATTCTTGCATATCATTGGTGTATTGGGTAATAGCTGAATCAATAACTTCTTTGCTTATTGGTTCAATTTTCTTACTGTTAATTGTCTCTACAGCTTCCGCATGCTTTATTTTTAACTGATCAAGTACTCCAAGAAGAGGACTTTCATTATCCGCAGAGAAGATTTGTTTTTTTATTTCATCAATAATCCCCAACATTGACTCTGATTGTTGTCCATCAAAGTTCATTAACTTATCGACGGTAATTTTCTTAGCTTTGACTTTATCTAGCGCACTATTAAAATACTCAGGCAGTTTTTGTACTGCCTCTTCAGTTGAACTCCCAAAATACGAAATGTCATTTAAAAAACTTTCTTTCAGTTGATCAAGAAATAAAAATTTATTAGAATCAACCGGGATCTGATTGGATTGTATATAATTGGTAAAAGCTAGACCGACAGCTTCATTTAAATCAGCAGATCCATTTTTGATGCTTTCCTTTAAGACATTTTTTTCTTTTTCATAGTTTTCTTTGGCATCTTTTAATCGCTCTATTATTTGGATATCAATATATCCAAGGGCAGATTCTTTTGTCCAAGAATTAGCCAAAGTATCATTTAATTCACGATAAGTTTCATCAGTCTGTGGAACTTCCCATCCATACGTATCTTTTAATTTTTTGTCAAATGCTTTTTTAAGTTCTTCCTTATTATTAAAATCTGAGTCCTTGACATCGTTCTGTACGAAGTCACGTGTTACTTTCGCATAGTCCAACCCCAATGATTTCCTGAAAATCTGGTCTTTCTTAGCTTTGATTTGTGTTAACTGTTTATCTAGCTCTCCAAAATCCCCATCTTTTAACTTCAAGTCGAGTTTCTCTTTGTTATCTTTTAATTCTCTACTCTCTTCTTCCTGACGCAATCTCTTTATTGCATCCGCACTTTTTATCACGGCATTTCCGTATTGGTCATAATGGGAAATAAGTTGAGGCATCTTTGTTTTGATTTGATCAATGGTTTTTAGATATAGCGCTTCTTCGTCTCCGGTTCTGTATTTCCCCTTCCCTTGCAGGGATTCCAGAGTGTCTACATCCATATTTTCGCCGTCAAAAATACTGTCATAATTCTCTTTAAACTTTTTAATTCTTTCGATATCCTCATCGAGGAATTTTAATCTTTCTTTTCGATCTTTCTCTGGTTTGTTGATAATGTTAAACAGACCTTGTACTGCTCCCCCAATCGTTAGAAGGACAGCCGCATAAGGGACAAATCTCGCTATACCTTTTCCTACTTTGAGGAATAAAGCCAATAGCCCTCCCCCGTCTGCCAAGAGCCCTTTTAAGGGACCAGCAAACCCAGCAAAAACGGTTGCAATAGGAAGAGAGCCCAATGTTTCTGTTACTTTTGTAAGAAATTCTACTACTGTTGTTAACCCAGAAACAATGCCTTTAATGGCTTCTGAATTGCTGAACGTATTCCAAAATTCAGAAAGAGAGGTCTGCAACTTCCCGATACGCGCCTCGAAGCTATCCGAATGTTTATTGAATGCTTGAGCCGCCGATCCGGCTGAGCTCATAGCTGTTTCGGTTGCTCCCTTGGCCTTGCTCCAATTCTCCATGATGGAGGATACGACCTCGTTCTGATCCCCGCCAATTTTGCTGGAAACGTCCACTTTCTCTTCCTTCGACAATTTGTCCCAGACCTGAGAGAGACTTTGGAAGATCTCATAGGTAGACTTAAAGGTCGTTTGATCCTCTTTCATTAGATTCAGAGCGCCGCTGCCCATCAACTTGTATTTCTCATTGAGGGACGCAAATGATTTTTCGATTTGCGGAACGACACCCCTTACTTTTTCGCCGCTCTCAGAGAGCCCCTGCAATCTTGATGCAATGGTTTTTAGTCCCTCTCCGGCTTTTTCCGGATCTTTTAGATCAATATTCGCCGCCGTAATCATTCCAATGGATTGCTGAACCGTATTGCCGGCCTTTTTCAGATCAGAAGACGAATCTTTCAACGCGCTGCCCAAGCCTTCTGACGTGATGGAGTAATTATTCTTAACCGCCGTAAACATATCAACGACGCTGCGAACATTGTTTCCGTATTTATCGACTTCAATGTCGAAGCCGCGCAATACGGCTATGATGCTCGCGCTCGCGTCTCCAATGCCCATGCCGCCTACCTTGGACAGCAGCATACTATCTTCACTTAACGCCGTTGACTGTTCCAAACTGTAGCCTAGCTTTTGGAACTCTGCCGTTGCTCTTACTACGGAAGCTGAAGCAACACCCATTTCTTTGCTGATTCCAAAGGCACGGTCTTTAAACGCATCCAGTTCTTGCGAGCTTGCCCCGGACGTGCTCTTCAGGTCGATCATGGCCCTATCAAGTTCAACGACTTGCTCAAGTCCCTTCTTCATCTGATCGCCGAACTTGAACGAAAATTCAAATGACTCGGACGCGCGTTGCCATGACGGAATGCCATTCATTGCAGCAGCTAGCTTATCTGGAATTGATTCTTCCTTTTTTGCTTTACTATCCTTCGAAGAAGATGCCTTTGTCCCCGTACCTTGCACACTAGCTTCATTTTTCTCGTTAACCACCATAGCGGGTTGGTTTTGAGCAGCTATTGATTGCATTTTCAGCAATTGAGCATATGCCCCCACTAACTCATCCGTTTGGCGCTTGGCTTCTTTTTGCTGTCTTACAAATTCCTTTCCTACTTTCGCAACATCGATTTTCGACAGTTCCTTGATCGATCTTTTTAACTTATTGATTTCTTCACCGGCCTTGCCAAGCCCGTAGTCGATATCGATCTTGCCAATCGAGGCGATTAATTTTTGTATGCTATTTACTTCGCGAATAACACTATCTTTGTTCTGGATAATAAGCTCCAGCTTAAATTTATACTTTTTGCTTATGTTCGCGATCAGTTTTTTTATATCTTTTTCAGCATTTTTCATATCTACGCCTAATAAAATTGTCTGATCATTCGTCATCATCTAACACCCCTTTTCAGTACATAAAAGAAAAAGGAGTGCTCTTCGCACCCCTCACCCATATCACTCATACGTAATCATCTCCGCAATATCGCACCATCTGTCATATTCCAAGGCCTCGCTACCTTTAAAAGTCTTATCGCACTCTAAAATTAATTCTTTTATAAAGAGCAGCATTTCTTTACGCTCTGTATTTTGCTCAATAACAAAATTTTCATTTAACAATAGAAAATACTCATCCTGGAAGCCTTCGCGATCAGGCACATCATACATTTGCTGACCGTTCGATTCGATGATGACTGGTTCCCCGTTGCTGTCCAGCTTAGCGAACTCGCGAATCAATTCCGCATGCTCTTCTTGAATTAGCTTATGGCGCTCCATTAATACTTTCACGAATCTAGTTCGCATTCGCGATTTCTGTCCTGTTAATTCGAAGCCCATCAAAAAGGTAATTAGGGGCTCAATCTCGGCATTCTTTAGTTTCATTTGGATCTACTCCTTTTATTTAGTTTGACGTTCAATATAATCAAGCGGATTAGAACGAATTTTTCGCTCCTTCAACAAATACAAGAAGAAGGACGACATCGAACTTAATCTTCGTTGAATTCTTCGCTCATTATTTCCTAGCTCCATAATGCAAAACGAAATAAAATCCTCAATTAGTGATATCATTCTGTCGATCCCATTCTCGGCATTCAAACATTTCAATATATCCTCTTCCGACATTATTCCTTTTTCAACTCTGTCATGTAAAAAAACCAACCATTGATTAAAATCAGATAAGTAACTTAATTGGGAGGATTCACTAAGACTTTTATATGTAAAATAACAACTCACATAATGTTTATTTTCGTTCGCTACCTTTTCTAACTTCTCTTTTGTTACGTACCGTATATATTTTCTGCTAGACAACTGACTATCCCCTGTTCTTTATTCCATTAGGCTTTTATCCACTAACTGTGTTTTCATTTTCTCTTTCAGTTCTTCAAATTCTTTAGCATTTGCATGGAAATTATCGATTGCACTTCGTAGGGTACCAGACAATCTTTCGAGTTCTTTCTCCTCAAAATTCATATAAATCTGAAAAAGAGTCCCTGTATTAATCATGGTTTCAATGGCTTGAAGCTGCTCGCTAAATGTAGAAGGAAGCTCTAATGTCGTAAAATGCTTCACCGTTAAAAACATCAAATACGGAACGATAATTTGTTCATACTTCTCCTTATCTTGCAATTTAGCTTGGTCAAGCTTATCGATCAGTTCTGTAATGCAGGAATCCATTTTGGCGGGACTAAAATATTTACAAATTTCTAAGCCAAACTGCTGAGCCTTTTCCCCAATGTCAATCGTAACGACAACCTTTTTCGTTTCGTTGAACTTCTCATTCATTTGTGTAATCAGCTCATAATTTAAGTTTTTTACTCGCTTTGCCATTTGTGCTCACTCCTGAATCATCAATTTATAAATAAAATGTTCATTTTATTAAAATTCGAAAAAAAAGGCGAGAAGGAGAACCCTTCTCGCCTTCGATTGATACTTTATTTAGTTTTTGTTATAACGAACAATCTTAACCATGTCTGTGCTTGCTGGATCTTTAAATACATCCAATTTCATATCGAATACGGATGGATCTCCATCAGGCTGCATAGTCAATGTAAACTCGGAACCGATTTTCGCTTTCGGAATGACGATTTGAACTTTCTCATCCTTACCTGTCGTTTCAGAACGCCATACCGTTTTACCAACGATACGATAGTAGCCGCTGAACTTATCGGACTTAATCGTAAGAACTTCTGCGTCACTCGTTGTTTGGTAAGTAAAGTATACAATAACCTTTTGACCAACTGGCAGGTCACTGGATGGAACCGTAATTTCCTTGTCCGTTACTGTGATTGATGCCGTTGGCACTTCTTTTCCTTGGCTATAGCCATCTTCAGAGAAGCAGATTTGAACAGAATCTTTATCTGCCTTTTCTTCAAGAACAATTTTCGAAATATTCGAACCGCCGTCAGTTGCCACTGCTACCACACGCTCATAAATCATCTCCGTGCGTTTCTCCAGCTCAGTGCCTGTTTGCATCGCAATGGATTTTGGATTCAACAGTGCGTCCTGGATATTAAATGTAGCTGTACGACCGAAATCCCAACCTACAAGACGGCTTCCGCCTTTACCGCCAGTGGCAAAGCTGCTTTCTGCCGTATTTTCCAGATTAGATAGCTTCAATGTATCCAAGTACAATTCTGCCTTATTCGTCAACAAATTGTAGAACATTACATCTGCTACCTCTTTAACTCCAAATCGTGCCATAATAAATCCTCTCCTTAATAAGTTATGTTTGAGTTGCTTACATTCTTAATAGTCACATTTGCTAAGTGATTTATTGTTTTTTGGTTATTCTATTCTCCAATCCTATTTTCCCCTTAATTATCTCTACTTGACCAATGACGAAGCTGAACATTCTGGGCCCCTGCCAGCATCGATTGAATACTAATATCATACTGATCGATAATCTCAAGCCGCTTGAACTTCCTATACACTTGGAACACCGTTAAGTCCAGCATGTTAATTTCATTGATACTATATGATTTAGAGGTAATGGCTGCGAGGATATCAAAGAAATCTAAATCGGCGTTATCTTCATCATCTAGTCTATTTTTCCGCCGCTTTAGTTCATCTCGTTGTTTTGCCAGCTTATCCATTTGTTCTTTTAAATTTTTAGTTTCTTCATCTGCCGGATCGAACTCTTTTCCCTTTTTGTCATCAAAATGATTGATGTAATTTTGCCATTTAATTATTTCCTGAATCTCTTTATAATTCATTTTATTAATTTGACGTGTCTCTCCATCAGTCATTGTAACGATTAAGCCTACGTTTTCCTTATCCGGGTACACTTCAGCTCTGAGAAAGAAGGAAACTGACTGCAAGAGAAGATCAACAATCTCATCCCCACCTCCCAATAACAATAGCTCAAGCGTATCCATATGTTCCGGTGCCTCCTTCAGGAGATTGCTATTATCTAACGCAATCATGTTTAAATATTTCATGTATTCTGAATATCCTACATCAATAATGTCTCTTATTTTCAACGGATAGATGTCACCAAAATTCTTTGCATAAATCGGCCTTCCTCCTAATAATTTCAGTTTTAAATCAAGACTCTCCATTGTTCTTCATCTCGCTCCTATTCATATACGCAGACAATAAAATAATTAATAAGAAATAATTCTTCACAGAAATCACCATACTCCTCATATAATATAGTACTTTATTTTGCTTTTGTAGTATGACATGACTCTCTATATTTGGATTTACGACATTGTTTACAAATCGAACGAAGTCCTGATTTCGAGTTTTTCATAGGACTGAAGTATTTTGTACTCGCAATATAGCTCTGCCTGCAACAGTTGCATGTCTTATATTTTCCACGCAATATATATGTATATAGCCAATCTTCTTTACTTTGTTTATATGTTTCTACGAGCATAGATGGAATCGTATCCCTTGTCATTTTACTAAGTGCAGGTTTGGTCATTTTTAATTGATATTTTTGATTTAACCGCTCAATCATGATGTCATGTGTGCAACCTTCGATTTTCCACATGAATACATCCTTCATGTAGTTCTTCATTACGGTATGATCCATTAATTCTTCAAAATTAAGCATCACTAGCTTTAAATATCCGTGAGTATCTTCGTATGACTTCTCTTTCAACTCCGTATAGCATTCAAACAGTGTTCGAACAATCTCAATATCGTCAAATCGAATATAGGAAAGTTGGTTGTTATCTTTTTCTATTTTGCTGATTTTATTGAATCTAATGTATTGCTTAAGTTCATTTTTTACTGCAATTTCGTCCTTTTGAATGTCTGTCCGAATCCATTTTAGTTTTTTGATCTCTGTTGCTGGCATTTGCAGCCCCTTCGAATCTGTTCTCGTTTTTATGAGCTTATCAATCTGCTCAATGGTTTTACCCGTTTCTTTTAGCTCTGCATATACTAATCGATCCTCCTTAAGAACCTTTAGTTTTGAAATTTTGATAATGGAACGACTCGATTCTTTTTTTGACTCCTCGACCACAATTATTTTTTCGATGGCAGACTCACGAATTTGGTTTCGCTTTTTTCGATATGCCGTAATTGTATCGGAGGCAGCATCACTATCTTGAGTATAAAGCAAATAATTTGCTAACGATTCTAAGTCCTTCGCTACCCTGCTGCTGTCACTTAACATCCCATGTTGACCGATATGCGGGTTATATACTTCGTCAAAATAACGCACGATATCTTCATCATAATTTGAAATGATTTCTTGTACCGATTTTAAGCGAGATTTACTATCTGTTATTTCATAATCCAAATGCTCCGACATTTTCCCCAT